TGCGAGCGGCGGGTGTTTCACAGAATGGTAGCGGGGGCTCGCTTCCTTATTATGAAATGGTACCACTTGTTCGAGGCGGTCCGCCGTTATTTTCCAAGCTGCTCGCGGCCTAGCCGACAGCTCGCCAGGGAGCGCACAGAGCGGAGCTTGAGGTTTGCCTCGTCGAGGCATTCGGTCGCGTCGAGATAAGCCCTGGCGAGGTCTCCGTTTGTCTGGAGCGATCGCTCCGGGACGACACACTCTGCCGTCAGGTAGTCAGGGATCGGGGGGCACGTCTCGACGATCACCGAGCGACCAGCGCACCCGGTCAGGGATAGGATCGAGAGCCCAATCGCGGCTCGCCGGGTCGGTTGTTGTGGCATTGGCTAGATCCTCGCGTTTCCTATTTGCAAAGCGACGTGCCGCTACCAGGTCACGCTCGAGGCCCGTCAAGACGAGCTGCTGCTCGGCGAGTGCCTCGGCGAATCGTTCGCCCGCCTCCGCCGTCGCGGCCTCCCATCGAGCCCGCTCGGCCTCGACTCCGTTCCCGTAGGCCCATCGGTAAGCCCCAAGCAGGAGCGCCAGGACCGCCAGGACGGCGACCAGGTGCGGGAGGTATCGCAGGAGCCAGGAAGGGATCATTCGCGGGGGTCGCGGCCGGTGAGCCAGGTGATGTACCAGATCGCCTTGCCGGCCTCCTGCTCCGGCGCGTCCTTCTTGCCCAGGCGCCAGAGGTAAGCGATCGCGGAGCCTTTAACGTAGCCCCGGAACTCTTCCGGCGTTAGAGCGGCGCGCAGCGCGTCGATACACTCGATGTCGCCCTGGTAGTGGCTCGGGTTGATCGCGTCCTTCATGCGGCCCTCGGGATGCTGATCCATTCGGTCTTTGACGTAGCCGTGCCGCGCTGTACATAGACTGGCATTCGGAACGTGATGCCGTGATGCGGGTGCGTGATCCAGAGAGCCTGTTGTGCAGGCTCGACGTCGAAATTATTCGCGTCACTGTATTCGTCGTAGCCCTTCAGCGTCCCGTTCACGATAAAGCGATTCATGTGAATGTATTGATGCCAATGTCCGAGGAGCATGACGTCGAAGCTCTTATCGGTCTGAACGTTGCGCGCGCGTTTCTTTTTGTCGCCTCGAGCGATCGGACCGAGAGCACCGATCATGCCGTCACCGCCGCGGAACTGATCGCCGTGCGTGAGGAGGTATCGCGTCCCAAAGATTTTGTAATAGGCGTCCGGCCCTTCTGGGATCAGGAACGTCACGCGGCGATCGGCCTCGAACACCTTCGCGAGCATCTGATACAGAAGCCAGTCGAAGTTCGTGTGATTGCGTCGCTTCGCTCGAGGCTTGCGACTGGTGCGGCCGTGATTGCCGGTCACGCAGGGAACGAACACGGCGCCGAACTCGTCAGCGAGCGTTCGGATACACCAAGACAACACACCGACGAGCTCGATGAGAGCTGGCATCGTCGGCATTTCGTTCGTCTCCGAGAGCTCCTCGTGAATGTCTCCAGAGAGCATATCGCCGCCCAGGATAAAGACGACGCCTGGATACTTGCCGCCCTGGATGTGTTTCCGCAGGAGCTCGATCGCGACCGTGACAAAGGTTCGCGCTCGATCCTTTGCGATCTCGACGTTGTACTCGTTGACGCCTCCGATCTCGGCGGGACGAACGACCTCGCCGAAGTGCCAATCGGAAGCGAACAGCGTCGGGACGCCTGCAAACTCCGACACCGGCCGCGAGGGTTTCGTCAGCCAGGACGGAGGGTCGACGGTTGCGCGCGAGAGCTTGAAGATCTCATCGCGAACGACCGCGTCGTTGAGCATCTTACCCTCGAGCTCTTTGATGTGAGCTCGAGCTGCGCGAAGCTGCTCCTCGAGGGTGTGCGGACGCTCCTCCGCTCCCTCGATCTTGTCGACGTGCAGACGGATCGTGCCGGAATTGACTCCGAGCGCGAGCGCCGTCTGTCGCAAGTTTCGACCGTGTTTGATCCAGGCTGCGTGAACAGCCGCCGAGTCGAGGTTTTTCTTTGCTGTGCTCATTCTGTTTTAAACGTCGTCAGCGCTTGCTGTAGTAGCGCGCCGAGGTTGTCGACGAACACCTCATCGTGCGAGAGGTCGTGGTTCATCATGTCCAGGAGTGCGTGACAGAGCTCGTGACAAAAGGTCGCCTGGAGCTGTGTCTCGATCGGATCTGCGAGGAGGTCGATGCGGAGCTTGTCGGGAATCCACATTCCGACGACGCTCTTGCCGTGGCGCCATTTCGAGCGCGGGATGACGCGGACCTTGATCGTGTGTCCTAGGAGTTGGAACTCCTTCGGGATGCCGGTCGACACCGGGTCACCGATGCGGGAGCGGCGTCGTCGTGATCGCTCGGAGGATCAGATTCGCCATCGAGCCGACGAGGAGAATGCCCGCGGCGACTTCCGCGCCGAACAGCGTCGTCAGGTGCGAGCCGACGAGCTCGAGGCCTCCCAGGATCGCGAGGATCACGTTCATCCAGACGGTGCGCGAGCGAACAGCTCCGCGTAACCAGTCACGCAGCGAGATCGGTGATTCTTCCGTCATGTGCAATCCCTCGTAGAAGGTTGGCGAGAGCCGCGCAACAGCTCGAGCGTCGCGCTCGGATGATGTCGGCGTGATAGATGAACTCCGGCTCGAGGATTAGAGCCGTGCAGCGCGTTGCCTTGAGGAAGTAGAGCGGCCCCTTCGTCGGTTCCGCCTGGTAGAAGCCCGGTTTGATTCCGCGATCCGGCGCGAAATGCTGCGCGACGGTTGCCTGGACGGTTCGCGCGACCTTCAGTCCGGTCGAGCTGCCCGGCATATAAAGCACCTCGGAGCCCTGGCCTCGATTGCCTGGTGCGGCGTTGAAGTGAATCTCGAGCGCGAGATCAAAAGCCCCTGCTCGAGCATTGATCCATCGAACCTTCGCGCCGAGCTCGCCGGTCGGGACGACCATCGCGGACGGTAGCGCTCGAGCGATCTCCTGCACCCAGAGCATCGCCTCGGTGTGTTCAACGAAGCCCTGCCAGGCCGCGCCCGGTGCGCGCGGATGGTGACCGGCCGATAGGTAGAGCATCTATCGGTTGCCGTTGCGGATCTTTTCTCTGATGTTCAGCGCGTGCACCATTATCGCGAAGACACCCGCGCAGATCGCGATCAGTCCCGCGATCAGCGAGACGATCTCGTTCGCTTGTGATAGCCATGAAACGCTCGCCGACACGGCGGAGCTCGCGACTGCGGCGTCTGCCGCTCGTTGTGGTGCACTCATCACTTATGCCTCGATCAAAGTGAAAAAAGTCGTTTTCCGATACGGCCAAGGATCAATCTGGAAAACGTGACCGCCCGGCTCCTGCAAAGAAAGAGTCACCGTCTGCGACGCCTCAAAGACTTGATATTGCAAGGCGGAGGTGACGCTGACGATGGAGCTCTCCGGTAGATTCGCAAGGGTGACCGTGTTCCCCTCGACGCTGAATGTCACGCTCGACATCGGCCGATCGACAAATTCCGCTCCGTCCCAGTAACAGGTCGTCGGGTTCGCGTTTGGGCATTCGATAATTTCGGCGCCATCGGGCATTGGTCGTAAAGAAACGAGCTCCGGGTCGGAATCGAACACCCCAAGAATTCGCCCATTTTTTGCGACCGTTGCATACCTCATCGCTTGAACTCCGTCGCGATCGTTATGATGTCTTCGTAGACGTAGGTCGTGCTTCCGCCAAGCGTCGGCTCGACCTTTATGTAGTAGGTGTTTGTCCCGGCAGATGGCGAGTCCAGATATTGCAGCGGGACACGGTAGGTTCCGGCGGATGCAAGACTGGTGATCGGTATGTCGACGATCAATGTCGGCCCGCGATAGATTTTATAGATGTTGATCAAGGCGCCCGATGCAAGCGTGAACTTGAAGGTCAGATCGCAACGGACCAGAACCTTTGAACCCGAGACGGTTGTGACGCTGACGGTTGATAGGGTCGAATCTGTGCCGCTGTTCGCTGCTGTCAAGGTCACATTTGCCGGGGTGTCTGACGCGCTCGCGGTGATCGCGTCTGCGGCGACGCTGTCGGTGACAATGATCCCGCCGTTGACAGTTAGGTCAGAACCATCCCACCGGATGTTTTTCCCGCCGCTGTTGCCGATCGAAAACTTCGGGGTGCCGCCATCGTTGCCAAGGTAGAAGCCGGTCCCGGAGTTGTAGGCGGTCTGCCCGGATCTGATAAACCCGCCCGAGGGCAGAACAATCGTTCCGGCGGTAATGCTGCCCATGTTCGCAGACAGACTTGAGAGCTCCGTGACCGAAATCTTGCCGGCTGTGACCTGTCCGGCGGCGATCTTATTCGTTGTGACCGAGTCGGCGGCGAGCTTTGCGGTCGTGATCGCGTCGTCGCTGATCTGCGTAGAGATGACCTGCCCCGAGAGATCCGATGTCGGGACCGCTGTCGTCCAGGCGGAGCCCGTGTAGCGATAGAGCTTTGAGTCGCTCGTGAGAAATACCATGCGACCGGCGAACAAGTTCGTCGACGGGAGCGTCGCGACGATCTCGTATCCGACCTTGTTCTTTGAGACGGTAAAGGTCGCGGTGTAGGTGACGCCGTTATAGACCGCCGAGAGCGTAAGTGTGCCGACGTCAACGGTCAGGCCCGTGATTCGGTAGTAGCCCTTCGCCTGGCCAGAGACCGGCGAGTTCGTCGCCGTGTTGATCGTGCCCGTGACGCCAGATCCCGCAGATGCGGAAAGTGTCGCGGAGGCCGTCACATCTGTTGCGCCGAGGTAAACCTTGAGCAAGCCATCCGCACCCGAAAAACTCGGGACGGAGCCGTCAGCGTAGGCGAACAGTTGGAACGCATTCTTTGAGAGCTGAATGCTGACCGCGTCGGCGCCGTTTGTCCCGTTTGTCCCATTCGTTCCGTTGGCGCCGTCCTGCGAAACGAGAGACGGCGCGCTCCACTCGCTGTTCGCGATTGAGTCCGTGCTCGAGCTTGAGGCCGCGGTCGCTTGGATTGCCCAGAGATAGCCGCCGCCCGAGGACGGGACCGCGCGCGTCCATCCGCTCGGTTGCCCGCTGACCGCACCGCTCGAGAAGGTGTAGGTCGTCGTCCCTGCGGTCGCGACACTCGGCGCCGTATTGCTTGAGGTGCGCTGATACAGAAACACGGTCGCCGAGTTCAGACCGTCCGCGCCGTTGGCTCCGTTCTGTGCGAGGAGTACCGGTGAGCTCCACTCGTTCGCGGCGATCGAATCCGTCGCGGTTGCAGAGACGGCCGAAGCGACGACGACATAGAGCGGGTCTGTGCCTGCCGGGATCGTCTTTGACCATCCATTCGCGAGCGTTGCGGTCGTAATCGTTCCGGTCGTGAAGTCGAAGGTCACCGCGCCGGGGTTGTCGCCAGGTGCCGAGGAGGCTCGCTTGTAGGCGTAGACCTGGGAGACGTTGTTCCCGTTTGTGCCGTTGGTGCCGTTGGTGCCGTTGGTGCCGTTTGTCCCGTTCGTGCCGTTGTTGCCCGCCCTCGCCTTCGTGACGGTGAACACCTTGTCGACGGTGTAGCTCGAGGCATAAGTCGCGCGGAATGCGACGGAGCCGGTGTCCGCAGACATCGCGCTCACCGAGTACGCGCCGGTCGAAGCGTTGATCGAGGCGGTGACGTTGGTCTGCCCCAGGATCGAGAACGTGCAGGAGCTCGAGACGTCCGTCGCGCCGACGAAGACCTTGAAGTCGCCAGTCGCGGTCGAGAACGAGCTGACCGTTCCGTTCGCGTCTGCGGGGAGAGTGACCGCTTCGTTCGTGAGGTAGCCGGTCAGGGTCGGCGGTTTCGCGGCGATCGCGACGGAGCTCGAGGTCGAGTTCGGATACCAGTCAGAGCGAACGCGAGCGCGACGAGTCCTGATCCAGTAGTAGCGCGCAGAGGTGTCGTTCGTGACGTGCTGAAAATCAGACGAGCGACCGTCGAAGATCTTCGTCGCCGTGCCGCGATCGTTTGCGGTCGAGGCGAAGAGCTCGATCGAGTCGTAGGAGGCGGGATCGTTTGGAAGCGTCCAGGCAATCAGCGCGAAGCCGTCCTGGGAAGTAGCCGTGAGCGCGGTGATCGCGGGAGGTTTTTGATCCTGGTCGGCGGTTGCCGTTTCCGGCGCCGGGACAAACTGAATGCGAAGACACGAGCCCGAGAGCAAGCGGTTTGAGATCACGGCCGGGTCGGGATAGCCCGCCCAGGGGTCGTGGTTGTCGTCGTAACGGTGCGCGCCTTCGTTATCGAGGAAGGTCTCCGCCGGAGGCGTCGGGACGGAGCCGGTTGTTGCGATGAATCGGTTCGTCAGATCGGGCGCGCTGACGTTGCCGCCATCGAGCAGCAGAAGGAACGAACCAGGACCGCCCGCGCCGCCTGGGCCTGGGTAGTATTGGTTCCCGCCGCCGGTAACGTGCAGCGGAGTCGCGCTCGAGCTGTTGCCATCGAGACGGATCGTCGCCGAGACGCCAGTCGTGAAGCCGCGCGAGACCGTGAGGAGCCCTGCTCCACCCGCGGCGCCTGCGCCACCGTTGGCGCGCTTGTCGGCCTTGCCGCCCGAGGTAATCTTGCCGCCAGGACCGCCGCCCGTGCCGCGCAGATCGGTCGGTAGTCCGACGAGAGAGTTCCCGCTGACCGAGAGCTCGAGGTACGGGAAGCTCGCGTGTTTGCCCTGGGTCACCGGGACCGGCGTCGTAATGAGTCGCGCGTTGCCGTCGCTGTAGTCCTGCTGCGCGTCGATGCCATCCCATCCGCGCGAGTTGCCGACCCATCCGGGGTTCCCGTAGATGATCGCCTTCGGGTCGTTGTTGTCGGCGACACCCGCCAGGCCTCCGCCGGTTCCGTTGATCACTCCGTTGATCGTGAGGTACCCCTTCACGCGGAGCTGCACGTTCCCGGAGATGTTGAGCGTCGTCCCCTGGGGGATTGTGAGGTCGCCGTTGTGATACCAGATCGAGGCCGCTGCGGTGATGTCCGAGGTGCCTGCGAGCGTATAGGTGCCGGTCGCCATCACGCCCGAGGTGATGCTTGCGACGTTCGAGAGCGGCGTCCCGGTTGCGGTGTAGAAGGCGTCCGGGAGCGCGGTCGTCGCGGTTGTCGGCGAGAGCGCCGACGCCGCAGAGGTTGAGCCGAAGAGCTCGAGCTGCACCTGGCCGGTGCGATGGTTGGCGGAGATGTTCTGGATCTCGAACGCGCGGTCGATGCTCGAGCCGGTTCCCGCGAAGTCGCGGACGCTCGCGTACTTGACGCGGACGACGTCGCCGACCTCGAGCTTGTTCAGCGAATGGACGACCGTGACGGACATCCGCTCCGGCGGCGAGGCGTAGCGATCGCGCAGAGAGTCAACGAGCTGAAAGAGGAGCGAGTCTGTCGCGCGTCCGCCGTATAGGCCCTTGAATTTAAGATCGAGCGGATCGGCGCGTCCGTGAATGGCGACGGAGGTCGCGTCGATCAGCGAGGTCGTGCGTGAATAGTCCGAGCCGGTCCAGTTCCAGTAGATGCGGAAGACGTTGTGGACGTCCTCCAGTTCATGCGTGAGCTCGCCGACCTGGATCGAGTTCGACTCGTCGAGGGTTGCGACGGTTGCCGAGTCCGCGAGAACGCGCGCGGCGCGCTTGAGACCGAGAGCGCCGTCGGCGTAAACCGGCATGAACATCCCGAGGAGACGACAGATCTCCTCCTCGAGGAACTTCTTGCCGTCGGTCTTTTTGATTCCCTCGAAGCGAATGACGACGCCACCGTTCGCGCCGTCCCACATATCCGAGCCGATGCCCGTAAAGTCGGAAAGGCGAACGAGTCCGGCGCTGACGCCCAGGTTCCAGGTCGAGGGGAGCGATGCGGCGTCGCCGTAGAGGGTGCCGGTCAGGATCGCGTAGGCGAGCTTGACGGCCGGGAGCTCGAGGTAGACGTGCTCGGTGACCTTTTCGCGGCGAGCTGCGGGTGTAGATCCGTCGACGTCGTATTTGTTCGCGATCGTTCCCAGGACGCCACGGGTGCAGCCGGTGAAGGTCGTCGCGGTTTTGCCGGTGTAGCGGATAACCTCGTCGCGGATTTTGATGTAGCCGACGGTCTGGTTCGCGGCGTCCGTGTAGCTTGAGCCGTGATAAACGGTCGAGAAACCGGTCGTCGAGGTGACATAGACCGTCGTGTCCGTCGCGCTCAAAGATTGCGCGAGGGTTGTCTCCGCAAGATCAAAAATGTCTTTTTTTGTGGAGCGCTGAACATCCGCGCAGGAGATCGAGTAGCGCGCGCGATCGTAGGTTGCCTGGGTGACCTGTTGCGTCCCGACGAGAACGAAGTCGGAGAACGCGAGCCCGGCGTAGCCGAGATAGAAGCGAACCTGTCGCTGCCGGAGGCCGACGTCGTCGTTCAGACGCTCGCGGATCTCCGTCGTGAAGTCGGCGCCCAGGTCGACGACAGAGAACGACGCGGAGCCGATCTCGCTGCGCCCTTCGATCGGGTTCAGCCGTTGCGAAACGATTGAGGGTTCCTGGAGCGCGCCCTCGAGGACCGTCCCAGGGATGCCCGCGATGCCGGTGTGCGACGTGATGTAGATCGAGTCGACGGGATACTCGATCTTGACGACGAACCTCGGCTCCTTGACCGAGGAAGTGTTGAGAACGTCGAAGACTTCGCCGTCGGTACGCATCAGGCCTCCTCGAGGTCAAAGGTGACGCGCATCGCATCCTCGCTCGGCGAGCTGCCGGTTCCGTCCAGGCGCTCGAGCGTGTAGTTGGAGATCACGCGGCGCGCGGTGTAGGTCGTGCCGAGGGAGGCGGCGGTTCCGTAAGGCGAGAACGTGAAGCTCTCCTGGGCCTCGACGGAATGCAGGAACTCCTGGAGCGCGGCGAGCTCGCTCGAGCTCGTGACCATCGCGGACACCGACCAGGTCGTCTTCCCGTAGTAGTAGAGCGTCTCCGTCTTGTCCGAGAGTGTCCGCTGCACTTCGGAGCCGACCTTGCGGCCGATCGTGAGACCGGCCTCGACGACGCGGAGGTTCAGCGAATACTGCGAGCCGGAGGTATGTCCGGCGATGACGGATCGCTTTGCTGTGTAGACGGCTGCTGTCATGCGGCCCCCGAGATCAGTCCGGCTTGTCGGCTGTTACCGTTGATGAAGACGACGTCGCGATCGTTGATCGCTTCGGAGAGCTGCCCGATCAGCCAGTCGGCGGTCTCGCGGCTCGAGAAGACGCTGCCCTGGATAACGACCTGGGCGATCTTTTGCTGCGGTTCCTGGGCCTGCTGCGCGTTGCCTGCGGGAGCGGTACGGTTTGCGGCGTTCGTGGTGCCGCCGGATAGACCGCTCTGCGTGACGCTTGCGGAGCCGCCGGGATTGGTCGCTTTGATCTTGGCGATCTGAATTGCGCCTGCGACCGCGACCTTCGCCGCTGCGGCGAGGTTGGCGGGGAACGGGAGAGTCAGCGCGCGAGTGACGCCCTCGGCGGTGTTGATGACAGCGTTCGCGATTGCGAAGGCCTGCTGAACTTTGAAGAGCGTCGAGTTCTGTGCGGCGAGCGTCGTGAAGAGTTCACCCGCGAGAGAGATCATCGACTGGTTTTTGATCGCCTCAAAGTCGAGAAGCTGTAGACCGAAGGCCTGCGCGATGTCCATCCGCAGGAACTCGAGATCGCTCGCGACCTGGATACGCTGCGCCATCGCCGACATATCCATCGAGATCAGATTGTCGAGGTGCTGCTGCTGAAGCATCTCGACCATCTGCTGATGCGACATCTGGAGCTGTAGCTCCTGCTCGAATGCCTCCGCCGCCTTTTCGCGGCGTTGCTGCGGCGAGAGCTCCGGCTTTTTGCTCAAGTCCGGAATCTGGGGCTCTGGGATGTCGATCGGAATGTCGACCATGATCGGCTCGAACGATGCCTTCGACTTGAGGCTGTCGATCTCGCGGCCGACTTGCGCGATTGCTTGCTCGAGCGCGCGCGGCCCCAGGATGACTTTTCCGTTCTCGACGTAACCAAGATTCAGAAAAAACGGAAGCCCAGAGTCGCGAGACTCTCGCAGGATCTCGAGCTTTCGCTCAAGGCGCTCAAGCTCTCCGCCTCCGCCGACCAGGATGCGGAGCGAGCTGATCCACTCGTTCGTCGCACTTAACAATGGACCGACGACGACCGCGGCGAGAGCCGCGAGCTCGATGACGGTGTTTTTGCCTGCGGTTTTGAGGATGTCGAGCTGATCGCCTAGGGTGTCGACTGCCTCGATTGCCTGTGCGGACACCGGCCCGCCGATCTCGGAGAGCGCGGCATTGATGCCCTCGGCGTTCGTGCCGATCGCAACCAGGGTCGGCACAAGCTCGGCGCCAGACTTCCCGAACAGACCAATCGCTGCGGTCGTGCGGGTTGCCGGGTCCTGGATGCCCGCGACCGCGACTGCAATCGCCTCGAACTGTTTGTCCGGCGTCAGCGCAAGGATCTGTTGCGCCGAAAGCCCGAGGCGATCGAGCGCCTCTTTTGCTTGGGCCGATCCTTCACCGGCCGTGACGAGCGCCTTTTGCATTTTGGCGACGGCGCCCGAGACCGACTCGAGCGAACCGCCCGAGAGCCCGGCTGCGAACTGGAGGCGCTGCAAGGCGTCGACCGAGATCCCGGTCTTGATCGCGGTGTCGTTGAGGACGCCCGCGAGCTGTATCGACTCGGAGATGAGCGCCGTGAAAGAGACCGCCGCCGCGACGCCTCCGAGGAGCTTTAGGTTGCTCGCGAGGAACCCGACGCCACCTTCGGTTTTCTTGAGGTCTTTCTTGACGCGGTCGAGTTCCGAGCGCATCTGCGCGGAGTCCGCCGCCATTTTGACGACTAGAGTGCCTATATCAGCCATGCTTCACCATTGATTGCAGAATCGCTCGCTGTTCAGCGACCGATTGCGTCTTGGGAGTCGTGTCTTTTTTCGGGATGAAGTCGTCCGGATTCCAGGCCTTGCCGCCTTTCTTCGGGCCTGCGGCGTTCGCCGTCGTGGATGCGAGCATTCCCATGCGCCACATCTCGACGTCGTAGCCGAAAGGCTCGAGCCCGTAGAACGCGATCCAGTAGGTGAACTCCGCGGAGCTCATTCGCTCCTGGAGCTCGCTCACCGTCGCGCCGAGTTGCGCTGCGAGTCGGAACCACATTTGCAGTTCCGGCTCGCCCGCTATTTTTTTTCAGCTTCCCCGACCGCGTTGTCTGTCAGTTGCGACGCTTCAAGGATCGCCTTCGACAGTTGCAAGAGAACGGCCCCGTCGAGCTTCGCGACCTCGAGAGGATCGTCGAAGAGACGGACACCGTCCGCATCGCAAAGACCGAGCGCCACAACCTTGTAGTCGGCGAGCGGTTCGCCTCCGTGCGACGCCTCCGCTGCCCATTGCTGCAAGGTGACGCGCTCGCCTCCGGTGAGCCCGCGGACGTAGAGCTTCACACCCCCGACCTCGAGCTCGCGGACGGATGACTTTGAGAACGCGCTGCTGATCGTTGCCTTGAGCAGCTCGCGACTCATTACGGGGTCACCGTCGGCGCCGCGGTGATCTCGATCGTCACGTTCGCGACGATCTCGGCACCTTCAGCCGTAAGAGCGTCGATCTCAAACTTCGTGATGTAGCCGCCGAACTGCACCTGGTAGGCGCTCGAGTCCGGGAGGATGATCTGATAGTTCGAGAGGGTGCCCGCGATGAGCTTCGTCCGCATCGCTTCGTGCGCGGCGTCAGCCGGGTCGAAGAGGAGCTTCAGCTCGACGTTCTGCGGGTCCTGGGAGCCGACCATGCGGGTCGGATAGGTTGAGCCCATCGTGTAGGTGTCGACGATCTTGCGAGCGTAGCCGCTCCACTTGATCTCCTGCACCTGGGCGACGGTCGAGAAGGTCTCCGGCGAGGACCCGTTGCCGACCTTGAAGAGCGTCCCGGTCGAAATGTTTGCAGCCATGATCTATGCACTCCAAAAAAAAGACCGCGCGAGGCGGTCGTTGTTGAAAGAAAAAAAAGGCGCCCGAAGGCGCCGAGAGGTCTGCGGTGGTTAACCCAATTAACGAAACACGAACTCGAAATCTTGCTGCACGATTCGCATCGTGCGATCACCCATCGCGTCGGCTTGCTCCTGCTGTTGCGAGAGCCGCGACATCAGGACCGTCACTCCGCTTTGCGTTCCCGTCCACCCATCGAGGCCTGCGCGGATCGCCTCGGCGACTGGCGACACTTGCGCCATCGTTTCGCCGACGGTCTCGATCCGAAGGACCGCTCGATAGAGGAGCGGGTTGTTCCCCAGGGTGCGCGCCATGCCCTGTCCGCTCGTGCGACTGACCGCGACGGCGGGGAGCTGCGGCTCCTGGACGATGATCTCTCGGTAGACGCGAGCGCCTGCGCCAGTATTGAGCGCGGCGATCTTCGCGATGATTGCGTTCTCGATACTCACGGATCGACGAGCCCCTCTGTCTCTGCTGCGCGAGCGCGCAGTCGTTTCTCGATGCGGGTGATACCCTGGCGCAAGATGCGCTGAAACTCTGGAAGGATGCCGCTGCGAGTCGCATCCCAAGCGGGACCGAACCAGGGGCGCCCGTTGACGCTCCGACCGCTCGAGCCGCGTACACGGTGACCGAACTCGATCAAGTGTCCGTAGAAAATGCCGCGACGCTTGCGCGAGTAGTAGACGTTGTGCAGCGCGACTCCGCGCTTGTCCTTTTTCTTTGGTCCGACTTGGACCGCGACGGTCTCGCTGCCCTTTGGCTTGACCGTGACGATTTTCACCGACTCGGCGAGAGCTCCGGATCGCGAGAAGCTCTCCGCGTTCGAGGTTGCCTGGCGCTCGAGCTTGATCAACGAGCGACGGGTTGCTCGAGTGAGGAGCCGCTTTGCTGCGATCGCATCGAGCTCGAGGAGCCGCGCTTCGAGCTCCTGGAGCCCTTCGACCTTGATGTTCGTGACAATTGGCATCAAGTGAATCGCTCGACGCAGAGAAGCTGAAGCTCGCGGTTTCGCTCGTCGCGATTGATCACCGACTGGATGTCGAAATACCGCGAGCCGAACTTGACGCGATCCTTCGGCGTGAGCGTGACGCCCGAGATCGGGCGGATCACGATCCGCGTCGAGACTTCGCTTTGCATCTGCGCGGCGGCGAAATACTCTCGACCGGAGAGCGGCTCGACAGACGCCCAGACCGTCCCGAGGGACGCCCAGGTCGGCGTCTGGTCTCCGTACTGGTCGATCGAGTCGGTCGCCCGTTGAACGGTGACGCGATGTCGAAGACGCCCGGCCTGCATCAGAACACCTTGAAGGGTGACAGTAGCGCGGTGAACCCGAGCGGGAACTCCGAGACGATCGTCCCGGTGAGCGTCGCTTCGCGGTTCTCGTAGAGGTGCGCGGTCATCAATTTGATCGCGGCCTTGATCGCAGGCGGGACATCCGTCGGCGCACCGTAGCCCGCGACATAGCGGATGCGGACGTCGTTGATGTGACCTCGAGAGCTCGGCCAGGTCTGGTTGTAGGCCTGGAAGATCTTCCCAGGTTGAGCGAACGGCCCCGCATCGTTCACAACCTGGTAGGCGTTCGCCGAGAGCGTCTGCGTGTTGCCCTCGATGTCGATGTAGGTGATCGAGGTCACGCTCGAGAGCGGCGCCTTCGGGAGCTGAAAGTAGAGCGGGAACTGATCGACGCGCAGCTCCCAGGTCGTATTCACGAACGAGCGCCCGGTGTAGGCCTCGGCGTATTCGCGCGCGGCCTTCGTGAGAGCGAAGAGGATCTCGTCGTCCTGGTTGCCGTCGATGCGGCAATGAGCGCGCGCCTCTTCGACTGTTACCGGCTCGCCTGCCGGAGCCGTGATCAGGGTGTGATTCATAGCTGCCGCACCTGTACCAGGACCGAGCGGTCCTCAATGCGTCCGCCCGGAGTCGTGACGCGGTTCGTGATGAGGTAGTCCGCCCCGGCGACTCCGCCGGAGAGGAAGGCGCGCGTCACGTTTGCCGTCACACCTTCCGAGACGATCGAGAGCGCCTCGGGAACTTCCCAGGCGGAGGTCGTGACCGTGTCCCCGTTCAACCAGGGATTCCAGTCGACCTCGAAGTCGATCGTCGAGTTCGGGTCCTTCGTGAATGCCGCGATGATCGTCATGCAGCGATTCTCCTGTTATTGCGTGAGACCTTGATCGTGCGGCCTTCCGCCTCGACCTCGATCGAACTGTCAGCACCGACCGAGAGCGTCGGTCGCTGCGGGATAACTTCTCGCCGATCCTGGAACGGCACCTTCAGCTCGCGCGAATCCGGAGTGAAGGTCCGAATCCGTAGCCGTCCGGATACAGTCGCATCGCCCTCGGCGTCGCCGTCGACAACACCGAAGCCGCGCGCCTGCGCGCTGATCTCGGCGCTGCCGTAAACCAGGCCCAGGATCGGACCGCGACCGTAGATCGTGACGATCGAGCTTGCCTCGCCCGTCGTGTCGCCAGTTGGTCGACCTATCGCAGAGATTGCGGCGCTCGCGCTCGAGCTGCCGCTCTCGACGCCTTCGATGAATGCCTTCGCGCCGAGCAAAGCGTCATCGACGACAGCTTCACCCGCCGACGCACCGTCGAGCGTCGTCCGTCCGAGGACATTCGCATCGACCGAGACGGCGCCATCGCTCGAGCCTGCCGCAATCGCGTAGGCCCGCGCGTCTGCGTTGACCGTTGCCAAGCTCGAGATCGAGCCATCCGCTCGAGCGAATGCTAGGATGACCGCGCTCGTGCTCGAGCTGCCGATTGCCTCGCCGGGAGCGGAGATCTTTCGCTGACCTTCGCCCGTTACAGCCGCCAGACCTTCGGCCAAGCCCGAGGCCTCGAGCACACCTTGGAGCGCACCCGAGACCAAGCTCGATGAGCTCGAGGTTGCGCTGACCTGGGCGGTCGCAAAGATGCCCGCGCTCGCCTCCGCAGAGCCCGCAGAGGTAGCGTCAGGCCGACCGTATGCGGCGACATTCCCCGCACTCGCGCTCGTCCCCTGCGTCTCCCCGTTAGCCGGGAGGATGCCCTGGAGCGCGCCGTCGACCGTTGACGTGCCGGACGTCTCGCCGCGGCTCGAATATCGAGCCGTTCCCGTAGCCGTAACGGTCGCCGAGGCTTCGGCCTGCCCGGATGCCTGACCGGTAGCGAACGCATCGCCCGAGACGGATGCGCTGCCCGAGCTCGAGGCGGCAAGCCCGGTGCGAGCCTCGACGTCGGCGGCGGCTGTTGCCGTGCCTGCTGCGGCGCCCTCGCCCTCGAGGAGGCCGGAGCCGTTCGCCGTTGCCGTTGAGCTCGAGCTCGAGGAGGCGGAGATCGGACCGAGCGCGACGACCGCGCCGTCGACCGTTGCAGATCCCGAGGAGCTGCCGCTCGCCGAGCCTGCTGCGATAACCGAACCAGAGGTCGCGCCGGTGCCGGATGCGGAGCCGGTCCCCCTGGCGAATGCTCGCGAGGTCGCCGAGGTCGTCGACGATCCCGAAGAGCTTGCGATCGGACGGCCGATCGCGTCGATGTCACCCGTGACCGTTGCCGTGCCGACACTCGCGCCAGGCGAGGCAATCTTTGGACGAAGCGATCCCGTGACAGTCGCGGCTCCCGCAGCCGTGCCGTAGAGGGTGTCCCCTACGGCATAGCCGAAGAGCCAGTAGTCGCTCTGGACATATAGGCCGCTCATTCAACCTCCGAGCCGGTCTCGAAGTCGGACGCGGCCTGATTCATCACGGAGCCGGATCAGCTCCTTCTGCCTTCGGTGCGAGCTGCGGTTGCGCTTGGCGTTGCAGCTTGTCGATCAGTCCGGCGACGATCTCGAAGGGTTGCTTTGCAAGAGATGCAAGGATGACGTTTGCCTCTTCGACCGTTACATTCAATAAGATCACGCTGCTCACTTTCACTCCGCGGTGACGTTGTCGATCTGAAACCTTGCAACACTAAATCCAATCGCTTGATCTCGACTCTTCAAAATTTCAAAAGACTCTGCGATTGCTGCCTGCATAGTCTCTGCTGACAAGATTATTTCCTCGACGCCGTCAGCGCGTCGAATTGTTGCGACGTATTTGTTCATCAGAACGACGGCGCCGATGCGAATGCGTACATTGAGACGGTCCTGCTCGCTAGAACTGATCCGCCTACATTTCGGATTTGAATTGTTGAGTTATTAGCAACGGTCATCTCGCTACCATTTCCGGCAGATGCGAGAATCATCCACTCGCGAGTCGTGCTTAACGCCAGAGCAGTATTGGTTGCGCTACTTGCAGAAAATGCGTCGCCCGTCGGTGTTGTCATGTATGCGTAATAATCACCAACGGCGCCGCCGCCCGTTTTCCATGTAAACGTGGAAAAGTTAGTTGTCGCCGTGTTGGTGTCGCCGTACTGGTAATAGGCCGTCCCGTTCGTGTTTAACACCAATTTGACGTAGGCCTCGACGTAGCTTGCAAACATTTGAACGATTGACCGTTCCATGACGACGTCATAGCCGCCCGCCGCTGCGTACTGGTTCAAAGTTGCCGCAAGGTTCGACTTTCCGTAAAAATTTGAGAGTGCGATTGCACCTGTTGCAACACCCGCAAGGCTTCGCAGCGCACTCTCTCCGAGGCTGCTATTGGCTGACGATGCTCTTCCGAGCTCAAGGTTTACTGACTGCCCAACGGTAGCCCCGCCGATGCTGATTGTGCCCGATGTGTTTAATCCCATCGACTAGCGCTCCCCAAGCGAACGGCGCAAGGCGTCGAGCTCTTTCTTTAACACGACGACTTCTTTCGCAAGTTCTACCGCAGAGACGAGCGCCGCGTTACCGTAGGCGACCGAAAAATCTCCGTTTTCTGCCTCGATCACGGCGTGCGGTAAAACGTCGCGAAGAGACTGTGCGGACACACCGACTTGTGTGATCTCTGCGTCGGTGCGGTCGTAGATCCCTGACTTCACGCTTGCGAGCTTGACCAGGAACCCGTCGTCTAGCTGCCGCCAGTTCGCCTTGACTCGTTCATCAGAGTATGCGGTGACGTTGCCGCCTGCCGTAAAATCTCCGGTTGACGGGTTAAACGTCAGCTTTGTTGACGACACATTTGCGGCCGAGATTGCGCCGCTAGTTGCGCTTGTGAATGTGAGATACCGAGTCGCTGCCGTCGTCGTGTCGTTGGTAATCGTGACGCCCGAGATCGCCCCAATTTCCGCAAGAGTCCACGATACGTTCGCGGAACCGTTGAATGTTTTCCCGGTGCTTCCAATCGTAAGCGTTCGAGCTGTTGCAAGCGTCGTCGCGGTTGCTGCGTTTCCAGTACATGAAGCCGATGATCCGGTGACAGATATTCCCCACGATCCCGTGTTATAGACAACCTCGTACCAATTCATCGAGGTCGTCCCTAACGTGTCGGTCGTCCGGTAGGTTGTTGTCCAAAGCTCGCCGCCGTTTGCGGTGCCTTGGTCAATATTAACCATCGCAGCGCCGATCTCATCCGATGCGTCTGCGTCCGTCGCTCTTGCCCACGCTGTCGCAGAAACGACATAGATGCCGTTTTGCGATGCGGTTGTTTGGTTCTTTACTAGAACGCGATCTCCCGCAACTACCGCGACTCCGTCTATCGTTTGCGTTCCCGAGAGCGTGATATTTGCGGTGGTTGCACATCTGACGCTCTGCTTGTACGCGGCGCCTGGAATGTTCGCCATTGTCAGAGCGGGAATATCGGACGCTGACAGCGTTGTCCCGCTAGTCGCTCGACCTTTTGCGTCGACCGTCACCTTCGTGTACGTCCCGGCAGTCACTCCGCTGTTCGCAAGAGTTGCCGTTCCGGTCACATTCGCCGAGCCGTTGAATGATGCGCTCGTCCAAGTGACGTCGCCAGTCATGCCGATCGTTCGACCTGTTGTCAGGGTTGCGGCGCTGCCTGTCGTGTTCTGGTTAAAGGTCGGCCAAGTCTGCCCGGCGGCGAACGTAATCGCCCCAGTCATTGTTCCGCCTGCGAGCGGGAGCTTTGTTGAGTCTGCGACTGTGATGTTCGCAGAGCCGTTGAAGCTGACGCCGTTGATTGTCCGAGCAGTCTGTAGCGTCGTCGCTGTCGCAGCGTTGCCCGTGCAAGATGCCGACGAGCCGGTGACGGAGATTGCCCACGATCCGGTGTTGTAGAGGACCTCGTACCAGTTCATCGAGGTCGTGCCAAGAGTGTCTGTTGTCTTGAATGTGGTCGTCCAAAGTTCACCACCGTTTGCGGTGCCTTGGTCGACGTTTACTACAGCCGCTCCAATTTCGTCCGCAGCATCCGCATCTGTTGATCTAGTCCATGTCGATGCTGAAACGACATAGATGCCGTTCTGCGATGCGGTCGTCTGGTTTTTAACCAGAACACGATCTCCGGCCACAACGGCGATTCCGTCAATAGTTTGTGTTCCGGAAAGCGTAATGTTTGCCGTTGTCGCGCATCTGACGCTTTGCTTGTAGGCGGCGCCCGGAATGTTCGCCATCGTAAGCGCCGGAATATCCGCAGCAGAAAGGGTTGTTCCACTAGTCGCTCGACCCTTCGCATCGACTGTGATCTTTGTATACGTTCCCGCTGTGACTCCGCTGTTTGCGAGAGTCGCGGTTCCCGTGACGTTGGCCGAGCCGTTAAATGATGAACTTGTCCACGTTACGTCGCCGGTCATCCCGATGGTTCGGCCGGTGGTTAGCGTCGCCGCGCTTCCCGTCGTGTTTTGATTAAACGTCGGCCATGTTTGCCCACCCGCAAACGTGATCGCTCCTGTCATTGTGCCGCCCGCGAGCGGTAAATAACTGGTTGCGTTGGAGAGCGGGGTGTAGCCGAGAGCGGTCGTTACTTGCGACGACGTGATGGTGCCGGTGTAGGTCGGCAGATCAGCCGAGGCAAGAGAGGCGCCTGTTGTGACTCGACCTTTTGCATCGACGGTGACCTTCGTATACGTCCCGGCGGTCACCCCAGAGTTCGCAAGCGTAGCCGTTCCTGTGACATTGCCAGACCCGTTGAACGATGCGCTCGTCCACGTCACATCGCCAGTCATGCCGATGGTGCGACCCGTCGCAAGTGTCGTCGCGGTTGCAGAGTTGCCGGTGATGCTTCCGACGAGACTGCTGTCCGAAATCGTCGAGCTGATCGACTGGTAGCCCGTAAGACTGGTAACGATCGCGACAGTCCATCCAGAGCAATATGCGTCGCTGCTTCCGGAGTGAGAGAACATCGCGCGAACGATGGAGATGTGCGGGTAGCTCCAAGTCGTCCCAACGTCTCCAAGTATTAGGCACGGTTTGCCGTCTGGCGTGTACGCCCACCGCGTCTGTATGTCGACCGTTCCAAAGCTAATCTTGCGAACGTCTGCCCATGCCGTCGTCGCGCCGAGGTAGCTGTAACCTTGCACGGTCATGCGGAAGATGTTCTGACTGTATAACATCCCCTGCACCTCGAGCTGGTGCATCGTGTTATAGACCGCGCTCGGCGCAATAAAAACGATCGCGCCGACCTGTGCAGACGAGTCGCTCTTATATTCAGCGAGCCCGTAGACCGTGCGCCCGCTTGTGCTTGTGCTGCCGCTGTTTGGCGTCGTGAAGACGGTGTTCGATCCGTCGATCTTGTGGCTGAAGCCCGAATAGATCCCGGTTAGTCGCGCATCTGGAACCGTCCCGGCGGACAGGTTGCTTGCGTTCAATCCCGTCACGGGGATCGTGATGTTTGCCGAGCCATTGAACGAGGTCGCAGTTCCGGTTGCTGCGCCAGAGAGCGCGATCGTGCGAGCGGTCGCAAGCGTCGTCGCTGTTGCCGCGTTGCCAGTAATTGACGACGAGCTTGTGATGTATCCGCTCGGGTTCGTCGAGTTGTATGGAGTAAAACCGAGAGCCGTCGTCACGTTCGTTGACGTTAGCTCGCCGCGGATCGTCGCGGAGCTTTTGTTCTCGACGCTCCCGAGACCGACGTCGCTCGAGGTGAGCGTGACCGCACCTGTGCGACCGGCGACGGAGGTCACCGCATCGGAGAACGAGAAGACGCCCGTCGACGAATTGTAGGACAGCGAGCCCGACGCGGAGACCGATGCGCGAGCTCGAGCCTGGGTGAAGTAGAGATTCGTCGATCCTTCAGCGAGCGAGTCCGTCGAACCTGGAGACGCGCTGATCTCGATGTAGGCCGAGCCGGTCCATCGATAGGTTTTGTTCGTGTCGATCGTGACGTAGATCTTGCCGGTCTCGCCCGTACCAGGGAGCGACGCAAAGTTCGCGACCTCGACAACATCGTCCACATAGGACGGAAGCTGTGCGGACGGAACCTTCCCCGCCGCATCGAGGGAGGCGTAGCCATTAGCGACGCCCTTGTTCGATGCGACCTCCTTCTGCCCGAGCTCGGTATTGAGCCCCGTGAAGTTGTCGTCGACCTCCTGGTGAGTAAGAGCTGCGCCCTTACCAGACCGAGTCGTGATCGTTGCCACGGTTCGATTATTCCTCGGAAATCGTAAGGGTGCCTGCGGCAAATTCCGGGATGATTAAGTTCGACACGGCGAGCGACGCGGTGAGCGCGCCCTTGTAGAGGATTTTCCCTGTGCTGCTCGAAGCGGTGCCGACCGCAAAGTGCGTGATCGTGTTCGATCCGCCCGTGCATTGCGGGAACGTGATCGCGGCGGCGTTCGTGACGGAGTTGTTCGTCACGGTCCATCCGCCCGACGTGCGAGCCACGGAGACGCGCGCGTAGCCGGTGTAGCTTGCCTCGCTCGTGTTTTGAGCGCCCGCTTCGCCGGGGTCGGCGGTGTGCAGCGACACGAAGAGCGCGGTGTTTGGCGATGCCGCCGCGTTGTCTGCCAGGTTGGCGATCGCCGTCCCCTGGAAAATCAATTTCATCAGATCGTTCTCGAATGTATTGCCCTTGGACATTTTTTTGGTCTCCTGTTAGATCACGTCGCGAAGTGCCACTCGCGGGAAGCATTCGAGCGCCGTCTCGCGTGTCGCGTTGTAAATGGTCAGCTCGGGATGTCGCTGCGCGGCCTCGTTAAAGGCCGACGCAAAGATCCCGAACGGGGAATCTTTGTTCAGTAGTCCGGGGTGATCCCCGAACCAATGCCGCCGCGCGCCCGACTTTTTCATGTCGAACCCGAGGAGCACGATCGGCGAGCACTCCGCCAGGACCGCTAGGTTCAATGCCTGGAATCCCGAGTTGTCGCCCTGGTGAATGACGCCCTGCTCGAGGGAAAAGCCCTGCTTCGCCCTGCTCTCGATGTAGTGCAGACGCCACCGTCTCGCGGCTCCGGCGTCCTGCGTCACTCGTAAACCTTTGAAGCTCGCCACGCCCTCGTGGAGATCCCACCATTCCGGGTCGGCTGCGTAGAGCACATCCGCCCAGGGTGCGAGCTTGTAGTTGTCGTTGACGACGATCACCGCTGCGCGATCGCGGCAGTAGTCGACGTCCTGCGCGGTAAGACTAGGGCCGCTCGCGACGACGACGCAGGGTCGTCGATGTATCTGCGCGAAACGGTTCCGGCGCACCGCCGAGCGCCTGGTGTTCAGTAGGACCTGGAGCTCCTGCTCGAGCTGCCCATCCATTGAGAAGCGCGACGTCTGCGAGTTCGCCCGTAAGCTCGTCGCCGACCTGGAATTCGCGCGCGTGATATTCGCCGTCCGGGACGCCCCGGAAGGGATGCTTGACGATTATCTTCATATGAAAGACCAGAGCGGGAGGTTGCCCTCCCGCCCTGGTTGGCTCCTGGCTTATTAGGCCGCGGCGATCTTGAGAACCTTGACCGCCTGGTTGTCGGTGACCTTGCCGCCGACACGCTTGCGGAAGATCCACTTCACCTGACCCGGCGAGGTGACCTCGTCAAGCGTCACACGGAGGCCGACCAGGTCGACGATCGTGTAACCGGCACGGAAGTCACCGAAGGCAATCGGGAACGCATTCGCGGCTACGTCGGCCATGTCCTCGTTCTCGACGACCGGGTAACCCAAGAGGGTGCTCGGCATTCCGGCCGCGAGGCCCGGCTGCCACAAATAGTTCCCCTGGGAGTCCTTGAACTTGCGAACCGACGCGAGGACGCCCTTGTTCATCATGAACCGAGCGTTCGCGCGGTAGCCCGCCTTCAGCTTGTGGATCAGGGTGATCAAAGCGTCCGACGGGTTGGAGGCCGCGAAGTCTGAAGCGCCACCCGAGAGAACGAACTGGTGCGAACCGAACGCGAGGGTCGCGTCGTCGTTCGCGCTCTTCGTGGCAACCATCAGGCCGGTCGGCTTGTTGGTTCCGTTGCCCGAGGTGAAGGCGGCGCCTTCAGCCGCGGCGAACGCCACCGACACCGAGTTTGTCAGCCATCCGGCGACATCGACGAAGATGTCGTTCAGCGACTCTTCCGAGGCCTTCGGGTAAGCGTAGAGGGTGCCGAAGGTCGGAGCGACTTCGCCGAGCTGCGGAGTGTTGCTCTCCGAGCGGGCGCCGTTCTCGCCGGCCCATGCCGTACCCGTGCCAAGGGTGTCGACCAGGATCTTGTAGTCCGGGCTCGAGGCGGTCACCACCGAGCACACCTGGCGCATCGGCGAGACGTTCGTCAACTGCGTCACGATGGCGCGCGAGATCTCCTCGGGGACAGCGTAGCCGCCCGCCGCAGAACCACCCGAGCCGGTCGTGTAGACGGCCTTGCGCTCGGCGTCCTGGAGAGCTGCGATCGCCTTCTGGTCGCGCGGGTTGCGGATGTAGTTGACGAAGGCGCTCTTGTGCTCGCTGTCCTTCTGACCTTCGCCCGCGCCCAGGACCGTCATGCGGCCGAGCTTCACGTTCACTTCCTCGAGCGACTTCTGCACCTCGGCGAACCGAGCGTCAGCCTTCGCCTCGAGCTCCTTGCGCTCGCCTTCCGAGCGGCTCTTGAACTCGTCGAGCGCGACGCGCTCGTCGTGTACGACCTTTGCGAGCGCATCGACGGCGCTCTTCACTTCGATTGACATGATCAATACCTCAAAAAATTAAAGGATGGAAAGGTTCTGCTCACTTGCGCGTGAGCTGCTCGACCGCTCGCTTGATGTGATCGGCGAGCTCGTTCTCTGCGATGTCATCCGGATCTGCGTCACGCAGATCTGAATCACCGAAGCCATGCGCGGTAATTTGCTTGGCCTCTTTGCGAGAGAATCCGGCGTCACGCAGGAACCTCTCGAAATCTTTGGGGGAGCTGATGTCGCTCGCCTTGACGCCCGTGATGCGCGCCTCGGAGTTAGCCGGGAACGTAACCGGCGACACCTCCCAGAGCTGCACATCCGTTAGGACGCGCGAGTCGTTCTCGCGGTCGACCTGGTAGCTGCGCGTCGTGTAACCGATCGAGAGCCCGGTCAGAGCGCCGAGCTTGATCAGCTCGCGCGCCTCTTTGCCGCGCTGCGTGTCGGCGAGCTTGCCCTTCACGAAGAGACCGCGATCGTCCTCGCGCATCTCCGTCCAGACACCGATCGGCTCTTCCTGGTTGTGCTGCCAGAGCATCGCGGGCATCCGGCCGGAGGCCTTCGCCTCCTCGAGCGACTTCGCGAACGCGCCAGGCGCGACGATGTCGCTGTAGCTGTCGAGGTTTCCGAAGACGGAGCCGTAGCCCTCAATGATTCCCGAGTCGTCGACCGCCTTGATCTCGGCGGCGACGTTGAAGCGTTTCGTTTCCATGTGTGTCCTCATGCCGCGCCAGGAGGCGCGACGTCGTTGTTCGGCGGCATTCCTGCCGCGGTCATGTTGAGCGGTTGCAGATACACATCGCCCTCGTCGATCGGGTTCAGATCCTCGAGACGACGGACGTCGTTCACCGATAACCATCCCCAATTCCGCCCGATTGCATAGGCGTCGTAGCGCGACTTCAGATCGCCGCGCAGGAGCGCCTCCGGTGAGAGCTTCGGGAAGTAGGTCGCCGGAGCGGTCACGAGATCTCGAGAGATCGACTGCTCCCATCGAGCCATCCAGGGACCGATGCAATGCGCGATGAAGTCGAGCGACTGGTGCTCGATGTTTGAGAACGTCGCCCTCGAGAGATCGCCGATCAGGTGCGGCGGAACGCGGAAAAGTCCCGCGATCTCCGAGCGCTGATATTCGCGCGTCTGTAGGAACTGCGAGTCGTCGTTCGAGAGCGAGAGCCGCTCGATCGACATCCCCTCCTCGAGGAGCGCGGTCCGGCGAGCGTTACCGCTCCCGGCGTAGGCGGAGTTCCAGGTCTCCTTCAGTCGTCCTGCGGCCTCGGCGGAGAGCTTGGCGGGATGCTTCAGCACCACACCAGGCGTCGCGTCGTTTCGATAGAACCGGCCCGCGTACTCTTGCGTCGCATAAGCGACACCGATCGAGTCGCGGCCTGATTCGATCACACCGACAGGCTGCACTCCGTCGCTCGTCCGGTAGCGGAGCGTGAAGACTTCGTCGGCTTGCAGGGTGATCGTGTCGCCCTGCTCTCTGCGTAGCTCGTAGACGAGCTGCATATCCGGGAGCTGCTTAATAGTTACGCGATCCGGGTGTAGCGGAATCAGCTCGTCTACGATGTTTGAGGCGCGTGAGCGCCAGTTGATATACGCGAACCCGGCGCCGCGAAGGAGCGCGTGTTCGGTCAACATTTCGCGAAACTCTTGCGAGGTCTGCCAGGAGTTCGGTCGATCGTGCAGAAGGATCTGGAGCGGATGCTCGGCGGCGCGTTCACGCCCACCGTCGGCCCGCTTGCGGTACATATTGAGCGGCATCGAGCCAATCGTCTCGGCGATCACGCGGACGCAGGCGTAGACGGCCGCGACGCGCATCGCGGTCTGCTCGTTGACGTGCACACCCGAGGCGGAACTCGTGCCCTCGAGGCGCATGATCAGACGATCGAGCGCGGTCTGGCCTGCGCTCTTTCGTCGCATGATTCGGTCAATCCAGGACACGGAAACCTCGTTAGATGGTCAGGATGCCGCGCTCTTCGTAGACACTTGGTCCGTCGAGCTTCGGTGCGGCCTTCGCGAAGGCGCCGATCGCCATCGCGAGCGCGACCATGCCGTCAATGCGGCCGGTCGCTTTTGCTTTGTCCAGTTTGCGATTCCCGGCGGCGTCTCGAGTTGCGACTGCGTTCGCAGCGTTCCAGGTCAGGACGGGATGCCCGCCGTGACAGATCCGCTCCGCCATCAGTTCGCCCTCGAGCGCATCGAGCGCCGGAGCCATGTCGCGGAAACCTTGCCCGAACTCCACCAGGGGGAGCTCGCGACCGAGCCGCGACAACTCGGTCTTGAACACATCCATCCGCCACCGATCGAAGGCGATCGCGGCGACGTCGTAGTCGTCGCAGAGCTGACAGAGTTCCTCGGCGACGGTCGCGTAATCGACGGAGGCGCCCGGAGTCGCCACCAGGGAGCCTCGATCACGCCAGACGTCATACGGTGCACGATCCCTCGAGGCCCGGTCAGAGAGCCCCAGGCTCGGCGCGTAGAAAAACGGTCGAACGTGAAACAATCCTTCGCGATCTCGAGCGACGGCAATCATCGCCGTCAGGTCGTTACGCGCCGACAAGTCGAGCCCGATATAGACCGGGTTCTCGTAGAACGCGCTCTCGTCCGGCTCGCGGGAATTCCGCAGCCATATCGCTCGAGGCACGAACGGCGAGGTCTGGTCGACTCGTTGGTTCAACACCAGGTTCCGATAGCTGCTCTCGCGCGACGGCATTCGCTTCGCCGCTGCGGCCTGCTCTCGGACCTCCGTCGGGTTGAGGAAGTCGCCGAAGGCGGGATTCGCCGCCCTCATCGCTTCGTCGGAGAACGGGTCCATCGACTCGTCTGCCGAGAACATGAAAATCTTCGTCTTCGGATCGGCGCCGGTTTTCGCGTCGTCGATCAGCACCGACAGAAGGTCTGCGTCGGTCGGCGCCTGCGTCGAGATCACAATCGAGAGCGGCTCCGCCTGGGCGCCGCTCGCAGTCTCGAGCGCTTCGTACAATTCGCTCCGCGGCCCCTTCACCTGGCCGAGCTCGTCGTGCACCGTGAAGACCGGCGAGAGACCGTAGGCGGTCGAGGCCTCCGCCGAGAGCGCCCGGTACAGAGTCCCGAGCTCCTGGCAGTAGAGCTGCTTCGCCGTGTCTCTGATCGCGACGACCGCATTCAGATCCGGAGACATCCGGACGATCTTCGCGGCGAGCGCGAAAAGGATCGCCGCCTGGTCGCGACTCTGCGCTGCCGAGAAGAGCTGCGAGTTCGCTCGAGCTTCCGGTCCGCAGAGGTGCAGTAGTAGCAGGAACGCGGAGAGCGAGGTCTTCCCGTTCTTGCGCCCATACGAAACGATCGCTCGTCTCGTCGGGGAATCGTAGATCCCTCGAATGATCTGTTTCTGGAACTCACGCAGAGCGACAGGTCGCCCGACGTGCGCGCCTTCCGGCACCCGACAGGTCGCCTCGATCCAGGCGATGTTCCGGTCGCCCCTGGTTAGGTTCCGAACTCCCAGGGTTTCTTCGGAGCCGCGCGATCGCTTGCGGTTGCTGCCGCTCGAGCGCCGTATCGACTCTGTTGCGTGAGCCGCATTTTCGTCGCCAGGCTTGCGAGTTGTCCGCCGATCTTCGTCTGTAGGTTGATCAGGCGGTCGTAGTCGTCGAGACATTCCGGGCTCACCTCGCGCAGCTTGCGCGCGACGCGCCGGGATTCCGCCGCCATCGAGCAGTAGTGCTCGAGGAGCGGGAGGTTGTCGGGACCGAACCAGTCCGCAGGCTTCGAGGAAACGATCTCGCGCCAGATCGCGCTCTCGTCGTCTCCCAGGCGATCAGGAGGGGGGACCCTTTCATGGGGTGCCACCCGAACCACCGAGAGGCCCTCCGCCGATTTCCGGCCGCGTTGTAGCATTCCTGGAATCCTTGCCGATTAGCACAGAACAGGCTCGCGCTCGGTGTCCAAGCGTAGAGCTGTAGAGATTCGACCCTCCCCTCCCTCATCGCGAAAAATTCCAGGGATGGCCGGGATCTACCGGGACGCCCGAGGTATCGCACCCTCGCAGGGTTCCGGTCTGCTCGAGCTCTGCCTTCGCTCCGTCGTGACACGGTTGACAGAGTGACTGCCAGTTCGCCGCGTCCCAGAAGAGCGTCTCGTTGCCTCGATGCGGAACGATGTGATCGACGATCGTCGCGGCCGTCACTCGTCCGAGCTGCTCGCAGTAGACGCAGAGCGGATGAGCTGCAAGGTGTGTCTCTCGAGCTGATCGCCATCTGCGACCGTACAAACGATCGCGCTGCGTTTCCCTCGACCAGAGTCGAGGTTTCGATAGTTTCGTCATGCAAAAGACGTCTTCAAGCGCTTTTTTGCATCTGACCGTCTTCCATGATCAGCGCACCGAACATCGCATTCCGGAATCGAGCGAGGAGCTCTTTGTACTGGCGCTCGCTGATCCGCATCCGTCGCGCCCTCGCCTCGTTCGGTTCGTCGCGCGGTGTGAGGTAGGTAACCTCGACAAGCTGCGCCCAGGCGTGACGCCCGCGACATAACCGAGTCAGACAGCGCTCGACCGCGGCGACCTCCTGCGGCCAGGTCTCATCCGGACAATATCCGGACGGTGAGTTGATCCCGAGCACGATCTCGCGCAGTAGCTTCGTGCTGACCGATTCCCTGGGGAACCCGAGCTCCCCGAGACGATCTCGAGCGAACCTGGCCCATTGGTACATTCGCCAGTCCACGAAGGCGGTCGCGTCGGTTGCGTTCCTGGGTTTTCGCTCGAAAGCGTCGGCGGTTGATGTGCTCACGGTTCAGATCCCCTGCGTGTCGTGAAGTTAGTCTCCGAGGTGTACGGTCGGATGACGACCTCGACCTTCCCGCCTGGGAAGACCGGACCGCGAACTACGCGGAGGTCGTCGATATTGCTGTCGTCCTCGATCACGCCCGCTGCGACGATCGAGTCGAGGAGCGCCTTCTGTAGGTTGTCGAGATCGCGACGGCGTCGATCAGGCGGGAACGCCAGGAGCTCGACCTTCAACGGTCCGCCGATCTCCTCGATCGGGACCGCCTGCTCGTGTATTGCCGAGGTCGCATCCTTCCGATACGCGCGACCTCGAGCACCGATCACCATCCGGCCGCGGAAATTGCGCCAGTAATGGTTCACCGAGGGAGGCCAAGGAAGCGTGAATTCCAAGGGGATCACCTCGTTCCCGACCTCCGCGTTAATTGCTGAAATGTCGCGTAGGTTGACATCTGAACGAACAGCTCCGGCCAAGATGTCGCCGTGCTGTAGAGCTCCGCGTTCGCGATCTCGAAGGTGTCGGTTTTCATCTCGAACGATGTCCCGTCCGCTCGGTGCCGGGTCTCCCCCGCCGCGTACAGTTCCGCTCGAGCGAGGAATTCGTCCTTCGGTAACCATCCGCAGACGGTCATCCGGTCTGTCGTGCGGTTGAATGACAGGAACAGGTAAGCGTCGACGTCGAATGCGATCTGACTCGCGACTAGGTTGTTGACGTACTCGAGCTTCGGATCGACCGAGCGCGTCATCGTCTTGACGTCGAACGTCAGACCGAAGAGCTCGAAGTCGACGCCGCCGTCGTGTCGGTTGCTCGGTTGCATGAGCTTCCGACCGATCGCGAAGTTGATCGTGTTCTGCCCGAGAATCCCGACGAGCTGCTGCTCTGGCGTTCCGTCGCTTCCGTCTCCGCGACGGCCGAGATTGACGCTCGACGCTAACGTCAGCGACTCCTCGAGAACCCGCGGATGGACGTCTACCGTGAATGCCATGTGTCAAGTGAAGACCCGATAGATCCACGTCGCGACGACTGCGAGCGCGCCCGCACCAATGCCGAGGATCGCGCCAACGACGGCGACGGAGACAAGCCCGCTGATCAGCGAGCCGAGGCCTGGTTTCTTCATGCTGCCACCTTGAGGAGCCGTGCCAGGCGCTCGAGCTGCTCGAGCGTCAGGGTGTATTCGTCATCGACCTCGAGCGCACCGACCCATCGAGCGAGCCTGGCGATCTCCTCGAGGTCTTGCCGGTCTCGAGGTGCGACGGTCTCTCGAGGCGGTTGGATCTCTCGAGCGACGGTCATATCTCGACCTCGTTGTTCTCGTAGCCGGTGAGCGTCACCGATCGCTCGGCGATCAGCACATCCGCGAGGAGACGCGCGCCCTGCTCGGTGCGTTCGCGACGGTAGACGCGCCAGTTCCACCACCACCGCGACTTCCCGGCCGGTAGGTACTCGACGTGCCACCCGTTGTTCATTCCGCTCACGCGATCAACGTGATGAACAATCCGGACGCGCGAGATCGGGATCACGGTCTGCTTCACTCGCCCGAACGGCGACTCTCGATGGATGGTCGTCACGGTCAGAACGGGATGTCGTCGTTGAAGTCGTCAGCCGGGACAGGAGCCGGTGCGGGAGCCGGTGCGCGCTGCTCGTCCTTCGGTCGAACGGAGAGCGAGAAAAACTTCTCGCCTGCGAGCTTCGATCCTTCTTTGCCGGTCTTTAGCCATCCGGAGAGCCAATACTCGACGCCTCCGACGTTGATCGAGCCGGAGTAGTCCGGGTGCGTGTCCTTCTCCTTGCGTTTGTTTTTCGCGAGGAGTCCGCTGTTCGTGTTGTCGTATTGAGGCATCGTCTAGGTCTCCGGGTTGTTTAACGGTGTGCGATACAGACGCTCGAAGAGCGCCTTCCATGTTTCGGCGGGTTGGCCTTTGCGCTTGCCTGCGATCGAGAGCGCGCGCTGCTGCTCGAGAATCGAGGTGCGGATCTTTTCGCGGCGCTGCTCGGCGGTCGTGACGCCCGCATCCCAATCGAGCGGGAGTCCAAGGCGTCGCGCCATCCAGGCTTCGTTCATCGAATCGACAAGTCTCACTTGCCGATCGCTCCGATCAGTCCGCGGACCGGGTTGTCGTGCGCGAGCTGCGGGAGCTCCTGGCGCGTCTCGGCGACGTCGGCGAGTTGGTCGTAGTGCGAGGCGAATCGCTTCTCGAGAAACGGAAGCGCGTCGACGCTTGACCAGGCGATGACCTTCCATCCGCCGAGCGCCTGGACGGCGCGCTCGACCTCCGGGATCGCCGGGCCTGCGTGATAGGAGCCCGAGCGGACGTGCTGCAAAGCAATCGCCCAGGCCTCGCCCGGCGTCATTCGTTGCGCCTTGCGGAGCTGCTGAAAATGCCAGGGGTTCGGGAAGTATTCCTCGTGCAACATCAGGTGTTGAGCTGCCGCGCGAAACTCCTCGATCGACCAGGAGCTCATCGCCGAGTACCAGAGCTCGAGCGACTCCGGCGTGATCTTTCCGCCTGGTTTCATCTCCGCGAGCGAGACCAGGATGCGCGCCATCTCGGCGCGGTCGTTCGGTGTCATGCGAATAACCTCCCCTGCGCTTGAGCGGCG